ACACAAGACGAAAAGCTCGATCAAAACGAAAAATTAGCAAATTTACGTGCTGATACGTCTATTGAGAAGACAATTTTACAAAACGAGTTAAAAAAGGAGTAATTTATGGCGTGGTTTAGTTTAGCGAAGATAGCAATGCAAGCAGGAGCTAAAATATATTCAAATAGACAAAAAACTAAGATGGCTATGTCTGATGCACAGTTAATGCACGCAGAAAAGATGGCCCGAGGAGAGGAAGCTTACCAAGGTAAACTGTTAGAAGCTAGACAAACGGACTGGAAAGACGAATTTGTGTTAATTATATTAAGTGCACCGATAGTTGTACTAGCCTGGGCAGTGATAAGTGACGATCCGGAGGCGATGGATAAGGTAAAACTATTTTTTGAGTACTTTTCTACTCTTCCATCTTGGTTTACAAACCTATGGATACTTGTAGTTGCTAGTATTTTTGGTATAAAGGGTACACAGATATTTAGAAACGGAGGCAAAAAATAATGGCAAAAACAAAAAACGGTAATAAGAGTAATGGTAAAAAAAATGCTTTTGGAATGTTATCCGTAAAAGCAGGAATAGATAAAAATCCTAATCCTACACAAGCAGATAGAATCGCTGGAGCAACTATGGGTGATAAAAGATCTAAATTTAGAGGTGGTGGTATAGCTTATAAAGGTGGCGGTATGGCTATGAAAAGAGGAATGAAAAATGGCAAATAAATATCATAGACCTATTATGAAACCTATTAAACCAAAAGGTCCAGGTGTAATGAGACCAAAACCACAAGACAGATATGGTCAAATTTTAAAAACTAAACCGATAGGAAAAAAATAATGGCAGGTAAAGGTTTATATGCTAACATACACGCAAAAAGAAAACGTGGTGGTAAGATGAGAAAAAAAGGTGCAAAGGGTGCACCAAAAGCATCTGACTTTAAAAGAGCAAAACAAACAGCAAAGGCTTAATTATGACTAAACTATGTCCAAGAGGAAAAGCAGCGGCGAAAAGAAAATTTAAGGTATACCCTAGCGCCTATGCTAATGCCTATGCATCTAAAATATGTGCAGGTAAAATTAAAGACCCATCTGGTGTAAAAAGAAAAGACTTCAGAGGTAGAAAACCATCTGCTATGGGTGGAAGAATTGGTTACAACTCGGGCTCACCTAGAAAAGGTGTTAAACCAGGTAAAAGACCAAATATAATACAAATGACTCGAGAGCAAAAAGAAAAAAGATTTGACACGCCGTTTAGACCAAAAGGAGAATCTAAAATGGCGCCAAAACCACGAGAAATTCCTAGAGCTAAAGATAAAACAAGACCTAGAAGAGCAGGTGGCGGTTTAATGGCTGCAACTGAAAGATTAAGAAGACAAGGTCTTCGTGGTGGTGGCTTTATGTCGAAAAGAGCAATGATGTATGGCAAGTAATGGTCTTGATAAATGGTTCAAACAAAAATGGGTAGATATTGGAAGCAAGCGAAAAGATGGTTCCTTTGCAAAGTGTGGCCGTTCAAAGCAGAAGAAGGACGCGAAGAGGAAGTATCCAAAATGCGTGCCCCTAGCAAAAGCGAGACGAATGTCAGAGGGACAGAGAAGATCTGCCGTTGCCAGGAAACGGGCAGCTGCCAATGTGGGACCTAAACCAACTAACGTAAAAACTTTTGTTAAAAGAGATAAGAAAGATGCTGGCGGTATGGCTATGGTAAGAGAAGCACAAAGAAATTATACAGGTACACATATTAAAGGTGATTTAGGTGGTGTAAAAGTTGGTAATAAAAGTTATCAAAAATACTACAAAGGTATGATCTAATGAGAACAGATTACGCAGTTAGAGAAAACTTTGCTAAAGGCACTATGCCTGCAAGAAATAAGAAAAACTTTAGGCCTACAAAGGCTGGAGCAGGTATGACACGAGCCGGTGTCAAAGCCTATAGAAGATTAAATCCCGGTTCTAAATTAAAAACAGCGGTTACTGGAAAGGTCAAACCAGGATCAAAAGCTGCGAAGAGACGTAAGTCCTTCTGCGCACGTAGCGCTGGCCAAATGAAAATGTTTCCAAAGGCTGCGAAAGATCCTAACTCAAGACTAAGACAGGCGCGTAGAAGATGGAAATGTTAAATGGTAGCTAAAGTATCAACAATCAAAAAGAAAATTAAACAAGGAAAAAAATTAGGTTTCAGCGAGAGAGCACGAGCTGTAAACAAAGGACTTCTGCCATCAAAGGCGAAGAGAAGGAGAAAACAATAATGCCAGGAATGATGAAAAAAACAAAAATGATGGGTGGCGGTATGATGAAGCGACCTATGATGAAAAAAGGTAGTGGTAAAGGCAAATTAAACCCAGGTTTAAGAGCTTACCTAATGAAGAAAAAGAAGAAGAAAAAATAATGGTTAGAAAATTAAGAAAGGTAGCTAAAGCACTAAGTAAAGCGTCTAAGCTGCATAAAAAACAATCTAATGTTATTAAAAAACATATAAAGGAAATGAAACGTGGCAGATCCTAAAGTAGGTACAGGTAAAAAACCAAAAGGTTCTGGACGTAGACTTTATACGGACGAAAATCCTAGAGATACCGTCCGTATAAAATTTGCTACACCGGCTGATGCTAGAAGAACAGTGGCTAAAGTTAAACGGATTAGCAAACCTTTTGCTAGAAAAATACAAATACTAACTGTTGGTGAACAACGTGCTAAAGTTATGGGCAAATCTCAAGTAGCTAGTATTTTTAAAAAAGGTAAAGATGCTATCAGAGCGAAGAAGAAAGTTTAACGGTCGATCTTATAAAGTTTCTAATTTGAAAGAGGGACCTTATAAGAAAAAATTAGTTAAAAATCTGATGTCTGCGAGGCGGGACGTAGGAACCGCCTTGAAGAAAAAAGATAAAAAAATGGAAAGAAACGCACGCAAACGTGTGCATAAATTTAAAAAAAAGTTAGGAGAAAGATGAGTAGAAAAGGAATGACAGCTGCGCTTCGAGCTAGATACGAAGCAGATATAGCAGAGGCAGATGCTACTATTAATATATACCTTACTAATCCAGTCGGGATTGGTGAGCACCCACAACATTTGCAAGAAATAGACAAATTATTAGGTAAAATAGGACACGCAAAAGAAAAATTAGAACAGTTGGAGGCGTTTGAATGATGGATGGATTAGCCATAGTTTCTAAAATACAGAAACTTATGAAAGATAGATTACAAGCTGTTGGTGACACAATGATTACCGGTGGGGTTGACAATATGGAGAAATATCAATATATGTTAGGACAGGCACGTACCTATCAGTATTTGCTACAGGAAATCTCTAACCTGCTAGAAAATAAGGAGCAACAAGATGAGCAAGGAAATGTTATCGACATCAAAGGAAATCCCAAAGCATAAGAACGCTTTGGAGGAAAAATACAAAGCACAAGAGGAAAAAGAACCTTTAAATCCAGAGAATATAAAAGCTGTTACAGACCAGTTGCCTGAGCCAAGCGGCTGGAGACTTTTAGTTTTACCTTTTACACCAAAAGAAAAAACTAAAGGTGGTATTATCATAGCACAAGAATCATTAGAAAAATTACGAATAGCTACAAACTGTGGTTATGTAATAAAGGTAGGACCGTTGGCCTATCACGATAAAGAAAAATTTCCAACAGGACCGTGGTGCAAAAAAGGACAATGGGTTATTTTTGCAAGATACGCAGGATCAAGATTACCCATAGAAGGTGGAGAAGTTCGTTTACTTAATGATGACGAAGTTTTAGGAACCATAGAAAATCCTGAATCTGTTCTTCACCACGTATAATTAATAAGGAGAAACTATGCCAGAAACTAGAAAATATGAAACAAATGAAATGGTAGACATAGATAATTCAGGACCTGAAGTAGATGTGACTTTACCAGAAGAGAAAGATTCTAAGAAAGAAGTAGTTCAAGAAGAAAAAGTTGCTGATGCAAACGAAGTTATTATTGAAGAAGTAAAAGAACCAGAAAAGCAACAAGAAGAAAAAGCAGAGGAACCTGTTAAAGAAGAAATAAAAAAAGAAGAAAAGGTTGAAGAAAGTAAACCTGCTGAGAATAAGAAAGAATTAGAAGATTACAGTGAAGGTGTTAAAAAAAGAATAGCTAAGTTAACTAAAAAAATGCGTGAAGCAGAAAGACAAAAAGAAGCTGCTTTAGAATACGCAAGAGGAGTTAAAGCTGAAGCTGATAAAACTAAAACTAAACTATCAACTATGGAACCAAGTTATATAGGTGCAATGGAAGGTAGAGTTAAATCTGGTTTACAAGCAGCAGAAGCTAAGTTAGCAGCTGCAAGAGAAGCTGGTGACATTAAGGCAGAGGTAGAGGCACAAAAAGATATCTCTAGACTAGGTATAGAAGAAGCCAAAGTAGAGTTAATGAAAAAAAGAGTAGCCTCTGAAAGCAAAGAAAAACCTAAAACACAATCAACTGTTGAAGAAGCTATCAAACCTAGAACAACTTCTTTAGATCCAAAAGCTGAAGAGTGGGCTAGTAAAAATGAATGGTTTGGCACAGATAATGCTATGACCTACACAGCATATGACCTACACGATAAGTTAACAAAAGAAGAGGGTATGGACCCCGCTAGTGACGAATATTATGCTGAAATAGATAGAAGAATGCGTATTGACTTTCCGCACAAATTTGCTAAAACCGAAGATAAGGCAACGACTAAGCCTACACAAACAGTAGCTTCAGCGAAGCGAAGTGTTAATCCAGGTCGCAAAACGGTGAGACTCACACCCTCACAAGTCACAATCGCTAAAAAATTAGGTGTGCCACTAGAAGAATATGCGAAACAATTAAATATCACGAAGGAGGTATAGGCATATGAGTAATGAAAACGAAAAAAGAACTTCCCGTGCGAGCCAAACAAGAGTTAAAGAAGAACGAAAAAAAGTTTGGACTCCACCATCATCTTTAGATGCACCCCCTGCACCGGATGGGTACAAACACAGATGGTTAAGAGCTGAGAGTATGGGATTTGATGATACATCAAATATGTCAGCTAAACTAAGATCTGGATACGAATTGGTGAGAGCTGATCAATACCCAGATGCAAATTATCCAACTGTCCAAGACGGTAAATACAAGGGAGTGATCGGAGTTGGCGGCCTTTTGCTGGCAAGGATACCAGAAGAGATTGTTGAATCGCGAAAAGAGTATTTTGCAAGACAAACTAAAGACAAAAGCGACGCGATAGATAACGATCTAATGAAGGAACAGCATCCAAGTATGCCTATCAATAATGAAAGGCAGACTCGTGTAACCTTCGGTGGTACAAAGAAAAGTTAATTTTTTAACGATTCTCGGGTTAATCCCTACCAACGAATTAACATTAACCCGTTTATGGGTAAAACCATAAACAGAATAAGGATAAAACTATGGCAAACAAAGACGCAGCGTTCGGTTTTAGACCGGTAAGATCACTTGTCGGTGGAGAACTAAGAACGGAAGAATACGCTATAGCGGCAAACTACGGAACAGCAATATACACTGGTCAAGTAGTTGAAGCAGTAGCGGGTGGCGGTATTGAAGCTGCAGCAGCTGGAGACACTCAACAAGCGGGTGTTTTTGCTGGTGTGTTTTATACTGATCCCACAACAAGTAAACCAACGTTCAAGCCTTTTTATGCAGCAAGCACTAATGCTTCTGATCTTAAGGCAACAGTACACGTTGACCCTTACACTGTGTTTGAAGCTCAACATGATGGAACAGGAACAGCAGCGATGAACAATTCTTGTTTTGATTTTGTCGGTACAGGCGGAACTGACGCTACTGGCATATCAACTTCAGAATTAGACACTTCTGAATCTGGAACATCAGGTGGATTCAAACAAATCGGAATCTCAAAAGATCCTGATAACAGTGATACGAGTTCAGCAAATGCAAACGCATATTGCGTTTTCAATACTGGTGAACATATCTTTAAACTAACAACAGGCGTATAATAGGATAGGAGTATAATATTATGGCAATATCAAGAGCACAACTAGTTAAAGAACTAGAGCCAGGATTGAATGCACTATTCGGCCTGGAATATAAAAACTACGCAGATGAGCATCTTCAAATTTTCGATGTAGAAAATTCTGACAGAGCTTTTGAAGAAGAAGTAATGTTATCTGGTTTCGCAAACGCTTCAGTAAAACCTGAAGGTTCAAGCGTAAACTTTGATTCAGCTACTGAATCTTTTACTGCTAGATACACTCACGAAACACTTGCTTTAGCATTCTCAATCACTGAAGAAGCGATTGAAGATAATTTGTATGACAGACTTGCGTCTAGATATACAAAAGCATTAGCTAGATCTATGGCTAACGCTAAAC